AAAGAGCATATTGATATGATGATGAAACGCATAACTCATCATGGAGGGGAAACTCTTTCTAATCTATTAATAGATGATAGTGTGTATGGAGTCACACAGCCATTGGTAACAGAACCATCAACATTTGACCTAGACTTATACGAGACCATGTCATGGATAGACGATATACATCAGAATAAAGAAGTCTATCTCGGCACCATTTCAAATAGCTTTTTGCGTGATGTCGTATTGCCAATGGCGATGGCTCATCAATGCTATAAGAAGAAAGATAAACAAGGGGCGTATCAATCCATAGAAGATGTAACTGCTGAAGACTGGCGCTTTGCCGGGAAGCAGTGGTTGGATAGGAGATACAATGCCAGAAGATGATCCAGTACGTCTTGACATCCGACTTAGTGGTCAAATCCAAAGATACCATACTTGGCCGACGATTGGTAAACAGACAATCGCTGAGCACTGTTGGCAGATCCTGCGTATCTATTGTACTGTAGTGGATAATATAGATCCGCATATGGTCATGCACGCTATGTTTCATGATATTGGTGAGACGTTTACCGGGGATTTACCGTATCCGGTAAAGAGTGAAAATCATGATCTGAAAAAACAACTTGATTATTTGGAAGAGAAATCTCGTCTATCGCAACTAGAATATTGGAATGCATTCAGACAAACTTTCCTATCTGAACAAGATAAAGTCTTGTTTAAACAGATAGAACTTGTTGAGATGGCCGAGTTTGGCATGGATCAAATGTGTCTAGGGAATAATCACGCGTTTATTATCGCAGACAGATGCTTGCGAAAAGTCTATGAGAATGACACTAGTACAAGGCTCATGCAATACGTCATCATTCGATTGAATGTATTCCACAAGCAATACAAGACCACACTCAATGACGCTCTAAGTGACTGGTGGCATGAACAAGGATGGCGTTACAAACTGGCTAATATGTTCTTGGAGAAAACAGATGTCAGAGATAAATAAGGAAGCCCCACCCTATTACAAATCATCCTATATGCATTGGGACTTCGCGGTGAAAGTCGGTCTAGGATACCTGGACGGATGCTCAACAAAATATGTGGCTCGATGGCGAGGAAAGGAAGGACTCAAAGATCTACGGAAAGCATGGAATTATCTTGAGAAACTGATAGAAGTTGGAGACTACGGAATCCAACGCAAGAATGTTAATATAGACATAGAACTTCAACGATTCGTGGAAGCAAATAAGCTGACTTTCTTAGAACATCAGTATCTATTCATATTATGCACATATCGAAATGAAGCAGCATTGAGGAGCGCACGGCATATTCTTGCAAAGATTATCGCCACGGCTAAGAATGAGGGAACAATAAGGGTAGAAGAGGAGTACAAACCGGGTACACCGGAAGACGGAGGACATCACTCAAGAATGGAAAAGTAACCCTTCTATATTGCAACTCCCCTAAATGGCGTGTTATAATGCTTTACAAGCACACAATCCAGTGTCCTGTAACAGATGCAACACTTGCAACGCCAAGGTTAGGGGTTACTATGAAAACGAATGTCTATGACCTAGTTTACGATATACTAGAACAACATGTCAGTGCAGAGCCGCATTACCTCGTTGGAGCTACATTGTGGACTTTGCACACACATGTCTATCGGAAGTTCGATATCTCACCAAGGCTGGCAGTTCTTAGCCCGGTGGAAGAAAGTGGCAAAAGCACGATTCTCAAGGTTATCAGGGGAATTGTATGGAAGCCGAAGTACCTAATCGATCCCACCCCGGCATCCATATTTCGTATAGCCAGTGATATGTCACTGCTACTGGACGAAGTGGATAACGTTAGAATTGACCGGCAACTGCGTGCCATCTTTAATGCCGGTCACATGGTAGGCGGGCAGGTTCCCCGCGTAATTCTTGGTGAAACTGTATTCTTTCCAGTATACGGTCCACTCGCCCTTGCTGGTATCGGCACCCTGCCACCCACACTTCTTTCTCGGTCCCTTATTATCCACATTCACCGGTCAAGTGCAAAGCCGAGGTTCAACAAGATAGAAGAAGCATCTGCCATTGGGGTAAAGGTTGAAGAGTGGGCTGCTCAAGTCAAATTAAACCTAGACCCGAATATACCACTGAAAGGGCGCGCGGCAGATAACTGGCGTGTGCTGATTGCCATAGCCAATTCATTAGACCGGGGTGATGTAGCCCGCAAAGCTGCGCTCAAGTTTGCTGGTGAACGGACCTTCCCCAATTTGAAGCTTTCATTGTTGTATGATGTCCGTGCGGCATTTGATGAGGCTGAAACTACAGCACTTCCCGGCCAGCGGCTTGTGGACAGACTGCTGAATATTGAAGGTAGTCAGGCTGACTGGTCTGAACACCAATTGACTACTACTAAGATGGCTCAAATTCTAAGCGAATTTCAAATTCGAAACAAACTTCAACGGTGGCCTGAAACCGGGGTGGAACGACGTGTCCAACGATGCTACATTCGTGGGGACTTTGAAGATATGTGGAATAGATATCTAACGATAGGTGGAGTGGATGTTCCGCGCAAACCGCCCGCAAGCGTTGCAAGTGTTACATCTGTTACAAGGAAGACAAAGAAGGGGGTCAAATGACCCATGGTTCGGGCCGTTTAAAAGCCCGCTGGCGCGCGTTCTGGGGTAGCCTTGCCACGGTAGCAGGCACCCCGGTCCACCGCATGGGCGATAGGTTTTTGTGGCTCCTAGAGGCATCTTAAAGGTAGGCAAATGCGCGCTATAAGCAAAGGCAAACCGAGTCCAGATCAACTCCCTCTGTTCACGCCGGACAGCGAATGGGAAGTTCCAACTGAACTCCCGGACCTTAGCCGGGAGACTGAAGTTGCATTAGATACAGAGACTAAAGATACTCTGCTTGCCAAGGAGCGAGGTCCCGGATTTTACCAATACGAACGAACTAATCTTAACACAGGATATATCTGCGGGATATCTGCTGCATGGCGAGATCAGAAAATCTATATTCCTTTACGACATCCCGAAACAAAATGCTTTGACTTCAGTATAGTTCAAGATTGGCTCCGTAGCCTTGTAAAACAAAATAGAACACGATTCATATTCCATAGCTTTCAATATGATTGGGGATGGATCCAAGCTCAATTCAATGTGCCCCCGCCAGTTTTGCTAGACGACGTCGCGTGTATGGCGTCAATGATCAATGAGAATCTATTCTCATTTTCACTAGACGATCTGTGCAAGTGGCAAGGCCTCTCCGGTAAAGATGAAACTCTATTGGAAATGGCAGGAGCGGCTTATTCCGCCTTCGGCAAAGAGAATCTATGGCGAATACCGGGTAGATTCGTTGGGCCATATGGTGAGCAAGATGCAGTCGGAACATTGGGTCTAGCTCAAAAGCTGCGGCCACTGCTGACTGCTGAATATTTAGATGAGGCGTATCAAATTGAACGTGATCTATTGCCCATCACCTTAGAAATGAAACAGCGTGGTGTGAAGGTAAACATAGACAGAGCTAAGAAAACAGCAGCAACAATCCTAGATAGTTGTCAGATCAGACTTGATGAGTTAAGTAGAGAAACTGGTGACAGAGTCACGATTAAAGAAATACGTAAGAATGATTGGCTTGTAGAGCAATTTAAAAAACGTGGCATTCAAATCTTTAGAACTGCACTGGGAAATCCCAGTTTTAGTAAAGAAGTGATGGGAAGCTATACGCAAGAGTTCCCCCGACGGATACACAAAATCAAGCATGATACAGAGTTAGCAGAAAAGTTCCTGCTCGGCTACATCTGTGAATATGCACATAAGGGTCGTGTCTATCCAACAGTCCATCAGTTTAGAAGTGAAACTGGTGGAGCGCGCAGCCATCGTTTCGCCTATTCTGATCCTCCTCTGCAACAAATGCCTAGCCGGGATGATGAGTGGGCTCCGATCATTCGATCTTGCTTTGAACCTGAGGATGGTGAGGAATGGTGCAGCATCGATTACCGACAGCAGGAATATCGGCTTATCGTTTATGTCGCTGAAAAGTTGCGGTGCAGAGGTGCGAAACAAGCTGCTGATATGTACCGTACAGATCCAAATACTGATTTTCATGATTATGTTGCGTCTATCACTCATTTGCCACGAAGACGGGCCAAGGATGTCAACTTTGCAGTCAGCTATGGAGCAGGCATTCCAAAGTTTGCCTTGATGACTGGTATGGATGAAACTGAAGCAGGAACTGTAATGGATCAATATAATGAGAGACTGCCGTTTGTTCGTCAAGCCTATAATGAATATCAATGGATGGCGGCTCGTGAAGGATATATAGAGTTGGTTGATGGAGCTCGTAGCCATTTTAATCTATTTGAACCAGTAGATTTCCGTGACTTCTCTGCGATTAAACGATATCAAGAAATGTACCCCGATGAAAAAATTGAAACATACTCATGCCCTAAAGAAGAAGCTGAGCGTCGCATTCAAAATGATCATCATCCATGGTATCGGCACAAGCTTCGTAGGTCATTCACCCATAAGGCATTTAACCGGAAGATACAGGGTGATGCGGCACGACAGATCAAAAAGGCAATGGTTCTCGTACATAACGCTGGATATAAGATACTATTACAGATTCACGATGAATTAGGATTCAGCTTTAATCATCCTAAACATGCTAGAATATGCGCTGAGATCATGGAGAACGCTGTGCCATCAATTACTATCCCAATGCTTACAGATATAAAACTTGGCAAATCATGGGGCGAATTGAAAAAATAATTTCCCTAATAGCTTTAAAAAAGAAAAAATATTTTATCAATCAGGGTTGCATTTCGTCAAAAGGTATGCTAGGTAGACAATGCAACTAAAAACAAAAGGAGGATTGATATGGCTACACCTACGAATCCTAATCAGCCCGCTACCGGTACGGTTCAGAAGCCGACTGTGGTTCACGCCAATCCCACGACTGCTGCGGCTGCTACTGCTGAAGCAGGCAACGGCAAGGACGCGGCTGAGGGTGAAAAGAAGAAGACTAAGTCAAAGACCGGTGTTTCTAGACCGCGTCTCGCCAAGTTTGATGAGAACCATCTCATTACAGTTCTCAGGCCCAAGGCCAAGATTCGTGCATCTGGTGAGCGATTCGACCAGTATGTGACCGGTATGACGGTCAAGCAGTACATCGACAAGATGGCTGGTGAGCCGTGGAAGCGCACGGTGGGACAGGTGTACGCCGATCTGCGGTGGGACACTGATCCTAATCGTAAGCTGATTAATATCGGCCCGACTGTTGTGCCAATTCCGGAGCCAGAGCCGCCCAAGGAAAAGAAGACAAAGGCCAAGGAAGAGAAGCCTGCTGCTCCCGCAGCTTAAGTCTTCATAAAAATAAACCCCCGTCATCATGTGGCGGGGGTTTATTTGGACTTATTGCCATGAGCTTAAACATTGGTGATATTATAGAGGTAAAGAAGATAGAGAAAAGACATCTCTATATACGAGAAGTATGGCATCTTGCAAGAGTGTTGGAAGTATACCCTACTTTAAGAGTTGAATTTATCAAGACAAAAGAGCTATTGGCGATCCCTCCCGGCACATATGGGACAAACTGGCGATGAAACTCATAGTATTAGACACAGAAACTTCAGATCTAGAACCGAGCCAAGGCGCTACGATTCTTGAACTTGCATGGATGATCCTTGAAAATATCGGCGAGAAGTGGAAGCCAACATCCGCTTATGAAACTTATATTCAATATGATGGCCCTATCAATCCAAAGGCACAAGCCTCACACCATATTTCACCTCAATGTCTAAAGGCACCTCGCGCTATTGTGAGATCTGATGCTGTTGGGAAGTTATCAGAAGTAGCTGCGCCAGATATCTTTCTCGTTGCCCACAATTCTGAATTTGACTCTAAGTTTTTACCAGAGCTCATTACTAATCATTGGATCTGCACCTACAGATGCGCGAAAAGAATTTGGCCGCAAGCTCCAGGCTATTCCAATCAAGTTCTACGGTATTGGCTAGGCATCATCCCAGATTTATCTATAGCCCCTACTGTCAAAGCTAGAGCTCCTCATCAAGCTCTTTATGATGTCGCTACGACCACCGGCATCTTGCTAAAGATGCTTGAGTCACACACACCAACTGAACTTCTTCAATTATCAGGTCCAGTTAAGCTTGAGACTATTTCATTCGGAAAGCATAAAGGGACACCATTTAATCAAATTCCCTTAGATTATCTGGCATGGCTGCGCGGACAAGCAAATCTTGATTCGGATCTAAAGTTTACTTTGGATTCAATCTTGCAGCCATGAACAAGGATGGTGACCTTAGACCTCTAT